AAACTGTCATAAGCTCACCTTTCTGTTTACCAATCAATTTCACGGGCCGCAGCTTCCACTGCTTTGTCAATCGCTCGATCTAATTCCGCTTCATAGCGCTCGCGTCCATGCTTCTTAACATCTTCAAATTCACCTTTTTCGTGAACTCGGCACCCATGTTTCTCTAAATTCTGCGCGTGTTCGCGCTTTCCGTCAATAATATTCCCCGTTATTGGGCATTCATAAGGCTCGTAATCGCCTTGAATATATGGCCCTGATACTCGCTGTCGCGATTTTGCACGCGAATTATAACTCGCTCGATCCCATGTAATTTTGTCGTAATTATCTTTGTAAGCGCTCATCGTCAGGTTATTGCAACATCTGATCATCAACAACAATCGTTGTTTCGGTGATATCTGGCTCTCCAGAAACCAACATTGTTGTCTCGGCCAGGGGTAAATTGGTTGCTGATACGACTTCTTTGATCCTCGCCATGATTTCAGCAGCCCGATTGAGTGCTTGCGCGGGATCTGTCAATGTTTCTTCACCACCAAATTCAGCCATGATCGTCTTAGCAAGCTCCACTTGCCGCTGCTTGTCCGCTTCCATCGCCTCGAACTGCATTTTTTCTCGCGCTAACATTACATCAGCCTGGATTTTGCTTTCAGGATCTGGCTTTTGCGCTTCAAATTCTTTCAGCGCTAATTCGCGCTCCCGCAATCCTAAATCTCTTTCTTCCATCGCTAGATCGGCTTGCTTGCTCTGCGATTCCATATTCATCTTCGCTTGCTCGATCTGCATCTTCTGCTCTACTTCTTGCTGTTTGATCTGGGCTTCTTGCTGCTCGATCTGGAGCTTCATTTGCAATGCTTGCTCGACGCCTGCGCCTTCCTGCTGCTCTGCATTCGCTGCTGGATCGTTTTCTCCGATCATGTCGAGCGCATCTTCGACTTCGCGGCCAAGTTTGAAGCGGCGAACAGCGGCCATGATCATCGCTTTTGCTGCTTCAAGCGGTAAATATCCAGACTCTACCGCTGGCCCTGCATCGTTAATAAATGCGGAGACACCTTGAAGTAATTCTGTGATCGCCTTCTGATCTGCAACATAGTCGCCAGAAATCGTAGAATCCGTCTCGATGTCCACACGGAAACTGCGCTGCTTGTCATCACGCAACAGTTGAATACATTCATCCCAGGTTGGCTTCTCTAAAATCTCCATGATTTCTGGTGGAATTTCCGGTGGCGGAGGTGGCTGCGGTGGTTGACCGGGCTGCGGCGGCTGATTCTGCATCGCCATTTGTTGACTTTGCAACATCATCTGCACTTGTTGCTTTTCTTCCATCGACGGTAATTTAATATCAGTCATCATCTGCAAGGATTCCGGCGTGAAATACTCGCTGATGATTTCAGCCGCGATTCTGATCAAATCCCGTGCGTAGCGCTGCACATCCCGGCGCGAATCATCCATACGCATGGTGCCGAACTGCACCTTGAGTTGCTGTGCGCCCAGTGTTTCCGCTGCAATTGAGCTGCCGCGCATGATGTCCGCGATCCCAGTGATTTCATAAATCGTGGTTTTGATCTGCTCGCGCTGGACATAGAGCTGCCCGAGAATGCCTGCGATTTTCTCAATCGGCCACATCCAAATTGCATTATCAAGGCCACCGGATTGCATCAGCGGCAAAACGTCCTGCGCTGGGATCATCATGTTTTCAGATGCATCCATAATATTCTGCATCTCGGTGATGGTGCTGTCGTAAATACCACGGACTTTACAGGCCGCAATAATGCCTGAAATTCTTAGTGTAATTTTGTCCAGCTCGTCTGCTTGATCTCGATAAAACCGAAACGGCTCGACCGGCACTAAACTGTCAGTGCTTTCCATTGCATAGAGCGGGCGCGGTGTTGGGAAGAAGTCTTTCAGTTGTAGTGGATCTTCTTCCGTCTTAAGCGGGCGCTCTTTCAACGTCTTCGAGATGAATATCACCTCTTTCTGACGGTTACACCACACCTCCCATATCGTCGCTCGTTTAAACGTGTCGGTTACTGGATCACCGTCTTTGTCGTCCACTCCCATCGGGGAGTAGTCGAGCGTTACTTCTTCGCCCATCTTGTCGCCGAATTTTGATTTTAATTCGTCGCGTGTCATCAAGTGCCGGAACGCTACCCATTGCACCTCTTCCCATGTCCTGCCGGGGCCATGTCTAAAATCAGCCCAGTTGACATGCTCAAATTTGACTTCCTCGCCTTGCAGGGATTCATAACTGTCACCGCTCATTTCGTCGGTTTCGTCAGCGAATGCGGGGTTATAACGGACTCGAGTGACGCCACGACCGCATAGCTGTTGATCTTTCACCGCTAGGCGCATGTATCTGTCAAAGTCGCAATCATCCATCGTGAATGACAGGCAACGCTCAAGGACTTCGGCGACTTCTTTGCCGATGGGATCAGCATCACGATACCGGCGGCGGACATCAGGTGCCGGACTTTGGTTGTACAGAGTTGGGCAAATCGTCTGCACGTTTGAGTAGAGGATGTTGAAGCGATTAGCCGACGAGTAACGCCCCGGTTGCCTCGAATCGACTTTTTCATCCCGATACCGAGCTTCCGTATCTTTCGCCCGTTGCCGCCAATCGGCTTCTTGTTTGTCGGCTAAATCAAGCTCAGTCACCCAGCGATTAACAACCCCCGGCAGGCCTTTGCCCGCATCGGCTGGCGTTTCCATTGTGCCGTCATTCGTGTAGTCGTTATCAGGCATAACCTTTCGGCTCCGATGTCAGAGCGGCAACCATACCACTCCTGTTTTTCTTTTTCCGTTTATCTGCGCCATGAAAGTCCTTGGCGACAGACTGAGGGATCTTTGCCTTTTTGGCGAAACCGGGATTATTAGCAGCCGCTGCCATGAATTTACGTTGTCGTTTGCTTGTGCTTGGCATTAGTTTCTCAATAACGCTCGCCGCATCTTTTCATCGTCTTTCAGAGCATTCGGCTCGTATAAACCTGATAAAACCCCTGCGCCAGCCGCACCGGCTAGGATGTTGGCGCTGTCTTTCTTGGATGGATCAAACTTGGCGAATTTGCTGCGGATGTTGGAAGGCTTAAATTGGATGTAATGTTCAGCGCCAACAACTCCCTCCATTCCTGGTATCATCGCGCCACCAAAACCAGGGCGACGCCCGAAAGATGCCTCTGCATTCTGCAAGACGCCTTCATATCCCATATCCTGATAAACTTCCGAAATCAACGCGCCAGGTGATGCCATCGCGCCTGACATATCATCATATAAATCGGTTACTTCTGCTCTAACTACATTTTCAAAGTCGGTTGCTGACAGCCCGCCGTAATCCATCATTCGCTCTTGTAGCTTCCCTATCACATCGTCTTGCGTTCCTTGATAAACATTCCATTCGCTCATCTTGGAGCGCAACGATTCACGCAAGTCTATAGCAGCGCCTTCCTCGCCTAGAATATCTTCTCCGTCTTCGCTCCATTCCGTCTTGAAGTCAAAGAATGTCTCGTCATCAACGCCGACTCTTACTAACTTATCGGTTTTAAGTTTAAGGGGATATGACACACCAGCGTTTTCCAAGCCTAGCGTATCGCGAGCTATCCCATATATGGCGTCTTCGCGTTGAGCATCAGTAATATTATCAGAGTCTATATCGACTCCTTTAGAATCGAAATAATCTTGTATCAAATTATCATCAAGATCATCTGCTATTTGCTCTGCTTCTCGCTCGATGCGCCCAGTTAAATCCGGCCCTTCGCCCGAATAATTAAGCAAATCATCCTGCGATGATGTGAAGTAATTATGCGGCCCATAATGCCCCTCTGGACTACCGTGTAGGCTAGAATCGAAACTTGTAATATCTCTAGTCGAGCCGTGATATGCGTCTGTTGTAAACCCCATCTCCTGCGCCCGCTGCATCCGGCTTGCTTCGTCCAGAGGGAGTTCATCATCCAGCAACTTACCGATAAACTCATCGACTGATGGCTCTACGGGATTATCCAAATCCTTAATCACTAATGCAGGCACCGATGGTTGCCCCATCTCGTGCAACGCGCCCAACCTGTGCGCGCCCTCTAAGACGTAATATCCTTCGCTATCCTGTACCACAATTAGCGGGCTGATCTCGCCGCTTTGACGTATCTCATTTGCCAAACTATCCACATGGGCTAAATCATCCGCCGCATAGAACAAATCTCTCGGCGCTGCGTTAAACTCTGACATCGGTATTTGTTGTATCCCCGGCACCTCCTCCCAATTCGTCAACGATGAACGAATAGATCCTAAATTTGGCACGTCATCGCGTATTGTTAATTCTTGCGGTGTCCTAGCTAAATCTCCAATAAATTCATCCACTGATGGCTGCGCTATTGTCTCGTCATTGCGTTTCAGGACTTTGGCGCGTCTGGCTAAGTCATCGAATAGCACCATGTTACGGGTGCCTTCTCCGGCTGCTCGACTTCCTTGATCGTAGTATTTGATGCCGGGGATGCCAGCGGCCTGGAGTGCTTCGGATGCTTTCTCTGCGCCGCCTAAGCGTGATGCTAGACGTTCATATAGCGCGCCAGCGTTATCTCGCTCGAACAAGTTGTACGCCATCCCTTTCATATTGCGCTGACTATCCGCCCAAGCCGCAATATCTTCTGCTAAATACTGCGGGTTGCTTTCTTCGAGAATGCGATTTGCTATCACGACTTCGCCGGAATGAGGGAATTGGGTTGCTACGTCAGACGATAGAAACGCATCGAGCAATTCTCTATCGCTCATTTTATCGATCATTTCGCTTGATAATACGGCCCTCACACTCTCCGACTGCTCACTCAGCGGCTTATCCCAATCCAGCATCTTGGCTATGTCCCA